ATGATGGCTTCTTGCCGGTCTGTATAAGGAGTATCTTCACGCAATACACCCATTGCAGAAGGTTCAATCATGTATGGCGTAATGCCATTATTCATGACGAGTTTAATAAATGATGTGTTGTAAACTAAAGACCAATTAAGCGCTGACATAAATACTTGGTCAGCATTAGAGTTTAACCATTCGTCATTCAATGCTTCAGTTAAAGCTGGGATCTTTCTATGCTCCATTGTGTTGACAGAAGCACCAATGTTAATGGAGAAACGAGTTGTTTCAGCAGAATAAAGAAATGAAGTGAGTTGATCTAAATGAGGATGAATCTTATTGAAGTACGCTGGTGGTTCTTCTGGACCTGCGCCAAATAAATAATAAGCTCTTTGTGTTGCGTAATCTGCTCGTCTTTCTTCCCTAGACACCATACATTTCTGTGCAATGTCTAGGTAAAATTCTTCTCGTGCGGCTGCTTCGGTAGGTATCTTCATGTTTTAATCTTTAAGTTATCAGGGTCTCTCATTGTTGCTCTAGGGTCAACAGTTGGTCCTTTTGTAATTCCAGCCTCATTAGGTCTGATACCCACTTGTTCACCTTTAACGGATTGTATCATTTTTCCAGTCAATAGGGATTGTAAATTCATTCCATTCATACCGCCACCCCACATCGCTGCATCACCGGGTCTTGGTTCTGGTTTCAATCCTTGTTGTTTCATTTTATTAGCTAAATGAGCCTCTGCCTCTGCATATTGCTTTTTAGTGTACTTATTCTTCCTTGACATGACCGCACCTTGGTTCTCTCCAGCACGTGTTGACTTAATGTCTGTCATTTGGAATTGGTCAGCTAGACCTTGTAAGGCTTGATCGCCCATTTTAGTTCTATCTGATTTAGTTGCCGGTGCTTGTAAAAAGACCACCATAACTTCTGCATGACAATCTTTCATTGGACACTTTGCAGACCTTGCTTCAAAGAATCCGTGTTTCTCACATTTATAATCTTTCAATACTGCCATTTTTATCCCCCTTTGAGTTGTTCATCTAATGTATTACCAGAATAATCGTATTTAGGTTTTATGCCTAAACTAATTTTAATGCCATTACTTGTTGCTTGTAAACCTAAACTTCTTGTCATTACAGGTTTAGATTCTTTCCTGTATTCCACAAATCTTGTACGGTCTCTGTTTTGCATAATAGCGACTTCACCCATCTGCCAACTTTTATAAGCCTTACTTACCCTGCGCTGCACCATTTCAGATAAGGGTTCAGTCTGATACAAGAACACATCTTTCAAATGCGTTTCAGAGATACCAGCGAGTTCTGCAAACAAACTCATACTGATACCTCTGTCTGGGTCTTTAAGAAAAGAAAAGATTTGTCTTTTTAATTCATACTTGGAAAGAGCCGGGTGCATTTTTCAAGTCCATAAATAATATATTTTTCTTTAGCGGATTGGTCATCCATGCTTATATCAAATTCAAAATAGTTTCCAAACATAATTTTGAAACCCGCTTTGATGAATAAGGAGTTCCACATAGCGTTACCCAAAATGCTAAAGTGATTATCGTTTTGTTCATGCGGTCTTGTACAATCAGGAGCAGGTACTTCAATATAAACTTGTCCACCATTTTTTAAGAGCCTATTAAATTCAAACAAAGTAAATAGAGGATAAGGAGAATGTTCTAGTGCGTGTCTACACCAAATAAAATCTACTGTGCCATCTTCACGATTCACGTCAGACATTTCTCCATACTCACATTGAAAACCTTTCTCAATACAAATATCGTAATCTTCTTTTGATAATGTAATGCCAGTGACATTCGTGTAATGAAGATCCTTCATTTCTTTTAAAAATAATCCAGGTCCACATCCAATATCTAATATCACTGCGTCTTTATCTAATTGAAATTGAGGTATGTAATCAGTGACCATTTTTGGAATCAGTTTCCTGTGGAAAGTTTCTTCGGGTTCTGCATATACAGTTTTGTAAGCAGCATCTTCGTATTGTTTAAATTTATTATTGTCCATATATTCCTATCTTTTTTAAATAATCAGAAACGTTACGACCTACACCTAATTCTTCTGCAGTAAAGTTTTCTTGTACTTCAGAAATAGCTCGTGTAATCTTTTGTGCAATCAAACGTGGTTGTACTTGTTCAGCAAACGCAGCACAAGCTAATGCACTTGCAATCACACGATCATCTTTGTTACGACCTGTAGCTTCAATACTACCGCCATCACGTACGACTGTTTTCATTTCATCAATCGTATCTATATCATAAATGTTCATCATGTTACGTTCAAAGTAATCTTTCATATAAGTCAACATACGTTCTTTAGTGGCAGCGGTCGTTAACCAACCAATAGAATTAGAGACACCACCTAAAGTATCGTTACGTCTCCAAATATAGTTTTGCATTGAGCCGTACACATTCATAAGCTCTGCACCCATAGCACCACCTAAAGAAGTTGCTTGACGTTTTAGATTTCGTAATTCATTAATGACAGCTTGACCCGGACCGTTGACTTCCAAGTTAAGCGTTGAGTTTTTATAAGCCCCCGCTAGGTGGGCTATGACCCAAGCGAATTGATATGTATTCATTTCACTTGTTGCGAAACTTGCTACTTGATCTAAACCATCGGCATAGACTCTATAGATTTGAATACAGAAACGATCCGCCCAATCAGAGCTACCATAAGCAGGGTCAGCACCAATGACATAGTATGCAGTGTCTACAGGTTCTTCCCAAACCTTTAAGGTAGCTAAACGTTCAGTAGACTTAATGACTTCGGTGTCTGGAAAGTTTGCACCAAAGATATAACGGTAACTATCATAAGATTTAGATTTAGCTTTTTTAAACGCATCGGTACAACGTGAGTTAGAAAAGAAACTTGTTCCTGTCATTACAAACGCATAATCTTCTGTAGGAGGAAACTCTTGATACATTAAAGAATCGTCTTTAATCCCTTCAAACATTTTCCATCGCCACCATGCCATTTGACGAGAATTAATTTCTACGTCATAAAGTTTCTTAATGTCTTTAGTCCATTCTTTTTCTTCAGGTGTAAGTTTTCCATCCCAATACACTTTGTAAACAGACGAGTCTGGGTCTGCAGCATAAAGTTCATTACGCCACCAACCACAAAAGATGGCACGTTGTGTACGAGCTTTTTTAGCAGTCGTATACATATCGTGAAACATATTAAAGCCACGAGCCGTAGATTCAAAGATGTATAAACGATCCTTGTTTGTTTCTGCCAGAGAGGCTAGTAACGAAGCCAAACCTTCTTCGTCTCCCCATGAAGATGTTTCTGTTCCATGCAAGTAAGTGATCGCTTTTCCTCTACCCAATGATCCTTTAGCTCGGAGACCCGCAACTTGGTAGAACAGTCTACTTCTGTTTTTAAGGGAGAGTTGATTTCTATTGTGAGCCAAGAGTGGGATACGATATTCTTTGGGTAAGCCTTCCATGTACATAGAGAGGGTAGATCTAAACATATCTCTATTCTCCTCTGTGTCTGTGGTAAGCGTACCTTGCAGACCTGGGTGCGTGAAGTGCCAGTATAAATCCAATGCCAAACTAATTGTGGTAATTCCAAGTTGTCTCCCCTTTAAGATCACAAAAAAATGAATATCGTCTTGAAGTCCTTTAGCAATTTCATCCATGACGTACGTTTGCGTACCAAGCAGGTTATTCATCTTTCTCAAACCTTGCTCTTTGGTTTCAATTTTTAATTCAGAACAAAACTTGTAGAACAAGTCTTTATTGAAATTCATTTGGTGATCTTTCTATCAAAGTTATCTATGTCCCACATGGCTACCTTTACACGAGCTTGTTTGTCTTTAGCTAGATTAACTAACTCTTTATAAAAGATAGCGGAGTATTTTTCTTTCCAGGATTTAGCGAGGTTTCTTTTTTCGTCAGCGTTGTCACAATTAAGCACATTCGTCATTTCCATTTTCATCATGGTTCTGTAATGACGTAGTTCTTCCGCCCACTTCTTTTCTTGCTCTTGATTTGTTATCCCCATAACAACTCCTAATGTAGTTCGTCTTTAGACACAAAACCTTTTAAACGAGATAGTTCTTCTTCGGCTGCCATCAATAGTTTTGCAGACTCACCATGCACACGCATCAATTCATGGAAGATTTGAGCCTTATCCATATTCCAAATACGTTCCATGTATTCACGTTTGGTTTTGTCATCCACAGCCTTGATTTGATCTGACATAGATTTGTTGATTAATTCTTCTGTTAAGTCTTTAGCTTGTGTCATACGCTCCTGCTTCCATAAATAATAAATAATTAAAAAATAAAGAGGTCCAATGAGAGTGACTGGATAGATCCAGTTCAATAAATCCCATTGTTCTCTGTTATACAATTCGCCACACCCTTACACCATTACCTTCACGTCTGGCTATAAACTTCTTATTTAAAGATTTATT